GGGCAAGCAGTTCCTCTTCAACTGTCACCGGGCAGGCTGGGGCGCGCCGAACCGGAACGGGGACCGAGGGATCATCAGTCACTACTCCTTCATGTTCGACCAGCTCATGTGCGGCGGCGGTGTCGGGGCCAACTACACGGATGCGCCCGGGTTCGTCCCGTACCATGCGTACCTGAAGTTCGGCACGGAGGCGGACGCGATCAAGCTCAGGGACTCGCGCGAAGGCTGGGTCGAGGCGCTGGTGCTGCTCCTGGCTGCGCACGCCAGTCCTGGCGGGGCCGTCAAGTTCAACGTCTCGGACATCCGCCCTGCCGGCGAGCGGCTGATGGGCTTCGGAGGCGTGGCGTCAGGGCCGGAGCCGTTGATCAAGATGCTCCGCGAGATCAACATGCACCTGAACGAGAACGCCGGGCACCAGCTGCTGCCGCTCGACCACATGCGGATCGACCACTACATCGCATCGTGCGTAGTGGCGGGCAACGTCCGGCGGTCAGCGCGGATGTCCATCCTGGACTGGCACCATCCTGACATCATGCAGTTCATCCACTGCAAGGGGCAGGACGGACACCACTGGTCGACGAACATCTCTGTCGGCGTCAACAACGAGTTCTGGAACGCCTGCTCACGGCAGGAGCCACGCGCGCTCAAGGTGCTCGACGCGATCGTGGCCGGGATGATCCGGAACGGGGAGCCCGGCATCGTCAACCACTCGCAGACCCACATGGGCGAGCGGAACAACGTCTCGTCGACGAACCCCTGCGGTGAGATCGCCCTCGAAGACTGGGAGCCGTGCAATCTGGGCCACGTCAACCTGGCGCGGACCCTCCAGCCGAAGCTCGCTGCCCAGTACATGGCGAGGTTCCTGGTCCGCGCGACGCTCTCGCCGGACATCCATCCCTTCCAGCGCGAGGTCCTGCGCCGGAACAGGCGGATCGGGGTCGGCCTGTACGGGTTCCACGAGTACATGCTGCGCCGCGGGTTGAAGTACAGCGACGCCAACTTTGGCAGCGTGCGCACCGAGCTGGGGCACCAGCTTGGCCAGCTGGCTGGCGACGTCCGCGACGCTGCGAACCGGCTCTGTGACGCTCTGAACATCCCCTACCCGATCAAGTACACGACTGTCGCCCCGACTGGCACCATCTCGTTGCTCAGTGGGAATACAGCCGGCGTACACCCTGTCGCAGCGAAGCAGTTCATCCGCAGGGTGCGGTACGCGAGCAACGATCCGGCGCTCGAGGCGTTCCCAGACTCGATGGTCGAGCCAGACGTCTACTCCGCCAACACGTCCGTCGTGTCGATGCTCTGTGAGGATGCGACGTACAGTCAACACGGGGCGATGGTCGAGGACTCGCACGACCTGACGATCAGCGAGCAGCTCAACGTGCAGGATCTGTTCCAGAGGTACTGGGCCGACAACGCTGTCAGCTACACGGTCACGCTCCCAGAGAACGCAGACTACAAGGCGGTGAGGAACGCGCTGCTCTGGTACGGGCCGGAGCTCAAGGGGATAACCATGTTCCCGCAGATGTCCCGCGAGCAGCAGCCGATCGAGCGCCTGTCCGAAGACGAGTACGAGCGGTTCTCCGCCATAATGCGAGCGGAGACGAGCCAAGCAGAGGTAGACTGCGTAAATGGAGCCTGCCCCGTCAAATGACCAGCTGATCCTCCTCGACGGCAGTGAGACCCCCATCTGGATACCGGAGGGGGCTTACTACGACCCGACCCTCCCGCAGCGGTTCATCGACTTCAGCGCCGCGTTCCTGCGGTGGCCGTCTGGCAAGTTCGCCGGCGAGCCCGCCATCTGGGAGCAGTGGCAGCTAGACAGCATCATCCACCCCGCGCTGGGGATACGCTGGGAGAAGGACGACGAGCTCATCACCCGCACGGTGTTCCTGTTCTGTTCGCGCGGCAACGGGAAGACCGCCATCGCTGCCGCGTTCGGACTGTTCGGACTAGCGGCGATGGGAGAGCCGCACCCTGAAGTCGACCTGTTCGCTGTGTCGAGGGAGCAGGCCGGTCGTATGTGGGCGGCGTGCGAGAAGTTCGTGCGCGCCTCGCCGGAGCTGCAAGAAGAGCTGACCATCTATGACAGCCGCAGGATGATCCGGTACGGACCGGTCGGAGGCGAGCTGATCGTGAGGTCTGGCGACGCCACGGTGGAGGTCGGCTTGAACCCGTCCATGGCGCTGGTCGACGAGCTGCTCTCGCAGAAGTCCCGCGACCTGTGGGACGTCGTCACGTCCTCTGCCGGTAAGAGGAAGCACACCCTCATCATGTCGATGACCACTCCCTCGTTGGAGGGGAACATCGAGCTGTTCGCCAGGCAGGAGTACGCGTACGCGAAGGCTGTGCAGAAGGAGCGGTCGATCGACCCGACCTACCTGCCGGCGATCTTCGAGGCCTCGCCGGACGACGACTACTTCGCCGAGGAGACCTGGCACAAGGCAGCGCCGGGCCTGAAGTCGGGGATGCTTGACATCGGGGTGTACCGTGCGGAGGCTGCCCGCGCGCAGCGGGACCTGGTGTCGCTGCATCAGTTCAAGGTGTTCCGCCTGGCCCTGTGGGCAGAGTCCGGCCACGCCTTCATCCCGCTCACAGTCTGGGATGCGAACGCTGCGGAGCTCCCGGAGATAGACGAGCTCAAGCGCATGAAGTGCTACGCGGGGATAGACATGGCCGGCACAGCCGACCTGGCGTCCTGGTGCCTGCTCTGGGTCGACGGCGAGGGGTGCATGTACGCTCTCTGGCGCCACTGGACGACGAGCAAGATGCGCGAGGACTTGGTGGACTGGACAGCCGGCGCGTGGAGGGTCTGGGAGCAATCAGAGGCGTGTCAGGTGACCGTGGTGCCTGGTGACTGGATCGACGGCGAGGTGGTCGCCCAGCAGATTCTGGACGACTGGAAGGTGTTCAAGCCTGAGACGATCGGGCTGGACTCCATGAGGTCCCGCGAGCTCAACAGGCTGTTGACGCAGGAGGCGAACATCCCGACGCAGCTTCTCAACCAGTCTGGCCGGTCGATGCAGGCGGCTACCGAGCGGGTCGCGGCGATGTCCGGGATACAGCAGCTCCGGCACAATGGCGATCCCCTGACCCGATGGATGGTAAGCTGCACCCATGTCCGCTATGACCCGCAGAACTTCCCGAAGCTGGTGAAGTCCGACCTCACGGCACGGCACGCCAAGATCGACGCGACCGCCGCTCTGGCGATGGCCGTCGACCGCAGACTCGAGTGGGAGCGGGAACATCTAGAGCTGGTACCGCCTCCGCGGGCAATCAGGATATAGTCGGATCGTGCTCTCAAGCGTACAGTTCTGGGCGGGGAAGGTCTCCTGTGTCGGTCTCGCTACCGTGGCAGGTGTAATCGGACAAGAGGAACCTGATCTTGTCCTCGGCGTAGGGACCTTTCTCGCTCTTTCTGGCGCTTTCGTATTCGCATGGGTGATGTTCGCGGTGGACGATGCAGAGGATTAGGTCGTTCCGTGCCCAAGCAGGCCCACCGATTGACCCCCGGGCCTTCATCAACTTCAACACGCGCGCCCGGTCTGCCCGTGACAACGCGGACCCTGAGATGTTTGCGACGAAGAACGCTCTACAGCTGGCTCCTGTGCAGGGCGCGACGGGCTTCCTGGCTAGGACAGTCGCACGGTCCGAGATAATCATCGAGAAGAAGCAGCAGAGCGACGGGCGCTGGCTGCGGGTCTACGACGACCTGCCGATGTGGGCGGACCCCGCCCGGACCCCGTCGCAGCTCCAGTCGTCGCACACCATGCGGTCACACCTAGCGAGGGCGATCCTCGTCGGCGGCTCTGGCTACATCATGGTGGCGTCTAAGCGTACCCGTGCTCGCCGTCTGCGCGGGTACGCTGATTCTGTCATCACCCTGGCGAGCAACCGGGTGAGCGCGTACTACAAGGACGGCACCGTCAAGTACAAGGTCTCCGAGGCAGAGCTCGACCAGTTCGCCAGAGACAAGGACGAGGGCGACATCATCCCCATCTACTACTGGCAGGACGACGACGAGTACCTGCAAGGCGTGTCGCCTCTGGCGGAGTCCGCGCCTCCCCTCCGCATCGCGCTGGCCGCAGACGCTCACGCCGAGCTCCTGTTCCAGCAGGGAGGCCTGCCTCCCTCGCTGCTGATCGCCGCAGCCGGCTCGCTCTCAGACGAGTACGCGAAGACGATCAAGGACTACTACTCAGAGAACAGGCGCGACCCGGAGCAGCGGCACAAGCCCCTCCTCCTCGAGGGCGATTGGAAGTGGCTCTCGACGTTCGTGCCGCCGGAGCAGATGCAGCTGCTGGACTCACGGAAGTTCTCGTGGTCTGCGGTGTCCGCCATCTACGGCGTGCCGCCGCCCTTCATGGGCTCGCCGGACGTCGGTACGTGGGGCACTGGCGTCCGGCAGCTCATGCGGTTCGCGCTGATCGGATCGGTCGAGCCTCTGCTCGGCATGATCAGCTCTGCGTTCACACAGCTCCTGCCAGACGGGTTCCGCTGCCGCCTCAGTCCCGAGCACCTTCTCGAGATCGAACCGCTCGAAAAGGCCAGGTTCTACGAGCGGGCTGTGGCCACCGGCTGGATGACGCTGGACGAGATCCGCATCCGCGAGGGTCTGGAGGAGCTGCCGCCTGGCTACGTGCCGCCTGGCCAGCAGCCCGACTCTCGCGAGCGGGGCGACTCGGACAGCGGGAACCAAGAAGGTGAAGAGAACGACATAGAGAACGCGGTATAAAGGACCATCATGAGCAAGCCGTACTACATGACCCCCGCCGGAGACGTCGAGATCGACTCCGAGACGAACGACGAAGGCGACATCGAGCGCTT